AATTGGAGATGCATCGTCTTTGACTAGTGGTATCAGTGCGACTGCGACAGTGGTAACACTAACCTCTGCATTAGCAACAACTAGTTTTTCACCCTCATCATCAGATGGTGCTGCACTCGGCACTATCGCGCTGGAATGGTCTGACCTATACTTGGCTGATGCCGCAGTAGTTTCTTTTGGCGATGATCAAGATGTAACTCTAACACACGTTGCTGATACAGGATTACTTCTAAACAGCACAATGAAAATCCAGTTTAATGACGACAGTCAATTTATTCATGGATCAAGCGCAACGGTTCTTTCTATCGGTGCTACTGATGAGATTGATCTGACAGCAACAGCCATTGACATCAACGGCACTGCCGATATTAGTGGAACACTTGGTGTAACCGGAGTTGCTACTTTTGCCGCGAGAGATATCCATAGTAGTGGTATTACTATTGCAAACGCTGGACAAATTGGTTCTGTTGGTGATGCAGATGCTATTGCTATTGCTTCTGACGGGGTTGTAACTATGACCCAGATACCAGTATTCAGCGCCGGACTCAATGTATCAGGTGGTACAATTGCTGGTACATTATCTACTGCTGCACAAACAAACATTACTTCACTAGGAACACTTACTGCTCTTGTAGTGGATGACGTATCCATAAATGGTAAAGTCATGGTAATGACTGGGGATACTGACGATACTGTTACATTCACTACTGCCGCAAATGGTGCTTTATCAATTGTCACAGTTGATACAGCTGGTGCTGCTGGTAATATTCAAGTAACAGCAGATGGTACAGTAGACATTGATTCAGCTGGTGTATTAACTTTAGATTCTGGGGCAGCAATAAATATTGAACCGGCATCTGGTTCAGCAATTCTATTAGACGGAACAATCAGCATAGATGCTGGAGTGGTTACTGGTGCAACAAGTATTACATCAACAGCATTTGTTGGTGATATAACTGGTGATGTTACAGGTAATGCAGACACAGCAACGGCACTAGCAACTGCTAGAACTATTGGTGGAACCTCATTTGACGGTAGTGCTAACATTGCAGTAGCACTTGCGACATTAGCAACAACAGTAACCATAACGGATAACGAATCTACAAACGAAAGCAATGCTCTTATCTTCACTGCTGGTGGCGATGTTGATGGTGGTAACTTAGGACTAGAATCTGATGGTACACTAACATATAATCCAAGTACTGGTATAGTAACTGCTACAGGATTTGCTGGTGCGTTAACAGGTAACGTAACAGGAAACGTAACAGGAAACGCATCTGGTACAGCAGCAACGGTTACAGGTGCAGCACAAACAAATATCACTTCAGTAGGAACTCTTACTGCATTACAGGTAGATAATATTAACATTAATACTAATACAATAAGTACCACTGCTGGCACTGATTTGTTAATTACACCTGTTGCAGGCCAACAGATTGTTCTTGATGGAACTATTATCATTGATGCTGGTGTAGTTACTGGTGCGACAAGTATTACATCAACTGCATTTGTTGGTGATATAACTGGTGATGTTACTGGTACTGCTGATACAGCAACAGTTGCAACAACAGTTACTATTACAGATAACGAAAGTACAAACGAAAATAACGCAATTATCTTTACTGCTGGTGGTGATGTTGACGGTGGTAATATTGGTCTTGAATCAGACGGCACACTAACATATAATCCTAGTACTGGTAAGATAACTGCAACAGGATTTATTGGTGCATTAACAGGCAACGTAACTGGTAACTTGGCCGGTACAGTTTCTACTGCAACACAAAATTCAATAACTACTGCGACTGGCCTAGTGTCAGTAGGTGCATTAAACTCTGGTAGTATTACTTCTGGATTTACAAGTATTGATGTTGGTGCTGGTGCAATCTCAACAACTGGTGCAGTTACCTATGGATCATTAAATGATGGAACAACTGCTCTAGGTGCAACCGCAGCAGAATTAAATATACTAGATGCAAGTGCTGGTAATGTGGCAGCTGCTTCTGATGTTGCAACAAGCGCAGGTGCAGTCACATCAAATAATGCTAAAATATCGCACACTATTACATTAAATGCTAACTTAGCAGACGATGCAATACATGCAGATATTGTAGTTACAAGTGATAAATGCCTTGCAACATCAGTTGTGATGGCAAGTTCAAGTTTAGCAGTTGGTATTAATATACATACTATTGCGGCTGGATCATTTAAAGTATCAATAACTAATTTAACTGGCGCACAAATGGACGATGATTCAACGCTTGTTGTGAACTATAGAATAATATAATGTATAAGGAGAATATATAATGCTAGGTCAACAGTTCTATCACGAAACAGTACGCAACGTAGTCGTGAGTTTCGGTACAATTTTTAACAATATTCAGTTAGTTCGTAAGGACAATGCTGGAAATGTTCAGCAGACCATGAAGGTGCCTTTGGCATATGGTCCAAGGCAGAAGTTTCTTGTTCGATTGAACGATGATGCAGACCTGAGTAAAGCTGCTGCGGTTACTTTACCCCGTATTGGTTTTGAAATTACAGGACTTACCTATGATCCCGGCCGTAAACTAAATCGCGTTCAGAAATTTAAAAAGGTTAAGGGTGACACAAACAAAACACAACAGTTGGACACGCAATATATGCCTGTTCCCTACAATGTTAATTTTCAACTTTACATTCTTGCAAAACAGTCGGATGATGCTCTACAAATTGTTGAACAGATTCTTCCGTACTTTCAACCAGACTACACAATCACAATGAATGATAACGCTGATATGGGTGTCAAAAAAGATATTCCCGTTATTCTCAACAGTATTTCTTATGAGGATGATTATCAGGGTGACTTTACTACAAGACGTGCAATCATCTATACTCTAGATTTCACTTGTAAGTTCTATCTCTATGGTCCTGTTACTTCCAGTAAGGTTATCAAGACGGTACAGGTTGATGCATACACTGATATGCCTGACCAATCACCAACACGACAACAGAGACTTACTGTTACACCAAACCCAACCAGTGCTGATGCTGATGACGATTTTGGTTTCAATGAGGTGACATCATTCTTTGAAGATGCAAAAAATTATAATCCAGTAACAGGCACCGATGAATAGCATAGATAAAGCACTTGGTGTTGTTGGGGAAGTTATTCCATCAGAAGCTTCTTTAAACCCAAACGCTAAACTCTCTGAAGTTTCTCGTTATCCAGACGACTTGCTTGATGGTGAGGATATTGATGCTGACTATAAGTACCAAAGGGAGAACTTCTATCGGTTGGTTGAACAGGGTTCTAATGCAATTGAGGGTATCCTTGAACTTGCCAAAGAGGGTGAACACCCAAGGGCATACGAGGTTGCTGGACAGTTAATCAAGAATGTTGCAGAGGTTACCGAAAAACTAGGCGACTTACAAGAAAAAATGAAGAAACTCAAAGAGGTTCCTAATAACGCACCGAAGAGTGTTACAAATGCATTGTTTGTTGGTAGCACTGCTGAGTTGCAAAAAATGCTGAAGGAAAAATAATGTACGAATATAAATGCAAAATTGTTAAGGTAATAGATGGTGACACAGCTGACGTGGATATTGATCTTGGCTTTGGTGTTTGGATGAAGAAACAGAGAGTTCGTTTCTATGGTGTGGATACACCTGAGTCTAGGACAAGCGACAAGGAAGAGAAGGTCTATGGAATGATGGCAAAGGGGTTTGTTCAAAATCACCTTCCATTGGGTTCCACACAGACTCTACGCACTAAGAAAGACGGTGTGGGTAAGTACGGCCGCATTCTTGGTGAATTTCTTTATGAATATGAGTATGATGGCGTCATGATTAAATCAACAGTTAATGAAGAACTTATCAAGACTCACAATGCGGTTCGTTATTTTGGACAGTCTAAAGAGGACATTGCAGCAGAACATTTGGCAAATAGAGAGTTGTTAAAATAAAATAATATTATGGCTGATAATCAATACCTTGGTAATCCCAATCTCAAGAAGGCCAATGTCCAACAGAGTTGGACTAAAAAGAAACTTGTTGAGTACCAGAAATGTATGGAGAACCCACAATACTTCATAGAAAACTATGTCAAGATTGTGTCTCTTGATGAGGGTCTTGTACCATTTAAAATGTACGACTTTCAAAAGGAGATGGTAGGAACATTCCACAGCAATCGTTTCACCATCTGTAAACTACCTAGACAATCAGGTAAGTCTACAGTTATGGTTTCGTATCTTCTGCATTATGCGTTATTCAACCCCAGTGTCAATATCGCAATCCTTGCGAATAAGGC